CCGTGGGTTTGTCACATCAAACGACGCTGATACACCAACCTCATTTGTTCCGAACGTACTGCCTGATGCCGTTGCCTCCGCCATAGGGCCAGCAATTGCTTCTTGGTATTTAACCTCAAATTCACCGAGCGAAGTCAACAGTTTGAGGAGGTCCTGCGGGGTGAATTGCTTTTTCCCACCTTTTTCGCCAAGCAAGGCATTTACAATTTCACGCTTTTGCTCGTCAAGGACTCGGATTAGATTCCTTTGAATCCTCCTTGCTGGGTTTGCTGGTTCGCCAGTCCGAATATCTTCGGTTGCTGGAACTGGCTCATAATCCTCAACGTCCTCGATGGCTTTGCGTGCTTCCTTTGTTCGTTCAGGCCAATCTTCTTTGCTCGGGCCGTCAAATGCCTTTTTCTGCATTTCCGGTTCCATACCTGTTAAGAAACAAACTGCACGCTTCGTCGCAGTGCCACATTGTTTATATGCAATTGCAACAGCCTGGTCTCGCTCATAACCCTCGGACATTAGAACTTCGATGCCTCGGGCAACGCAGTTATCCAAACTTTCTCCTTCTCTCCGCGATACCTTTTCACCGCGCTCATCTTCGGCATCCATTCGGTCCCGAATCGAGGTAGCCCAGCGTCGCCCAGGGTCGCCACCCCACAATGCCCATGCAATCCTTCCAGCCGAAGGGTATCCATCTTCGCCACGCTCAAATCCATCTGCTTGTTTGTCAACCTCGTGGCGGGTGAAGAAATTAACCATACGGCGGATGGTTTCAGGCGAGACAGATACACCGTTGCTTAGGTCGCGGGCGCGGGCAACACCTATTTCGGTCCCGCCTCGGTTATGTTCCGCTCGCCAATCTAAGCCGCGTTGGGCTTCGTCCTGAACATCTTTTGGTGGACTAAAATCTATATCTTCGTATTTCTTTTGTTGTTCTTTTATCCGCTCGTCGTAATCGCGGTGAGAAGAACACGGCATATAAATAACGCCGTCATACCCGTATGGGTCGCCCGGATGTTCGTGAATACCATCGCAACCAAGTACCTCTGCTCGGCTTTGTGCTTCCTCGGGAGTAGTATAAACATCTGGGAAATTTTCTAAGGCTGCTTTGTTCCCCTTACTCGACAATGGATGGCTTTCAGGAAGCAAATCGGTGTCGAACGGTTTACGTTTAAATTTACCGGTTTTCAATGCATGAAGGAAGCCATTAACACGGGCGTAAGCCCATTGTTCGGCACCTGATACCGTTGGGCGTACAGACCCTGGGTTTTGTCTATATGCACCTACACCTCGTTCAAATACGGCGATCAACGTTCGTGTTGTTGTGCGTTTGCTTTTCGCATCTCCAACTTCTTCGTTATGTTCATCCGCTTTCTTTTTTAACGTCTCACGAACCTTTTTGCTTACAGCCTTAAACGCCTTTGTTATTTCTGGTTCATTTGTAGGTGTTAACCTTGAAACAAGGACAGGTGCATCACGGTCCGAAGGTGTATACGTTCCATCGTCATTTCTAAAATAAACTTGGACAAAGGCTATCGGGTTTTCAGGAGTTGCCTCCGCATCACCAACTGTTCCTGGCTCACTACCTGATTCTTTGAACCGTCTCACTTTGCCAAGATATTTACCTTTAGCAGTTCGCCATTCAACCCAAGAACCTACTCGGACTTGGCTTCGGGTCGCCTTAATTTTTTCATCTTCGTCGCCTCCATATCCAAGCGCACCGAGTGGAGGCAGTGCTGGTTGTCCGACCATATCTAACGGCACACCGTTAACTCGCAACTCATCACCGTCATCTGCTGGGTCAAGTCCAAGTTCAGAACGGGCTTCGTTAATCGTTCTAATACCAGCATTTACTTGCTGTTGCATCATTCCAGAAATTAGTTGTTCATCTTCTTGCACTGGATTGTCGTAAGCCAGGAACAAACCGTCAGCCAAGCCTCCAAACAACGGGAGCAAAGATTGGTTCAGGAACTCAGCATCAGCAACGAGATACGGGTGAATGGTATCCCGCATATATGACGCAAAGCCAACCTGCGCAGATGCAAGGTTCGGGTCGTTGGCTTTCAGCAAGGTGACAGGAACGCCGGATACAGCAGCGATAACCTCAACTTTGCGATTTTCACCTTCGCTAAACGATAGGTCTCGTGGGCTAAACTGCAACGGGCGTGCATCCGATCCACCTTCAAAAATGTACGGCCGTCCGCTGTTTTGGTTGCCTCGGAGGTTTTGATCCAAGTAGGCAATCATGCGGTTCCATTGGGTTTCGTTTAGCGTTTCTTTGAGGAAGATACCCCAGTCGGGCCTCGCCTGGTTTTCAAACAAGTTCTTCTCATAAATGTCCATCGACTGCAATAGCCCAGCAGCGTTAGCCGCAGCCGCAACCCATCCTCGTCCGTACAAAGGATCTTCTGGATCAGGCACCCGGTTATGCAATACTTCGTCAGGTTCGAAAAATGCGTTATTCGGCGGCTGCCCGTATTCATAACCTTCGATCAATCGCTCATCACGAGTAGGCTTAATTTTTACATGCTGTGACGGCATAATCCAAATTTCAACCGGGTAGCCCATCGGCCCCATAATTGGATGTAGGTACTCGTTGCCTGTCACCTGCAAGAACGTCTTACGAAGAATGTTGAAGTTGTACCCGTCGTAGAAAGGGGACACCCTATTTAGCAAATCAAGAATAGGGTGGTCATATATTTCAACCACATCGCCGCCTGTGTTCGATCCGAGCATGGCGGACTTCGCAGGACGCATTGTTCCGTCCCCTTTTAGGTATCGCTGTACGCTCCTGCTAACTGGTTTCGTGTGGAACTGCTTTACCCCTCGTGCTTCGATTGATGCGTACAGCCGCAAAGGTTGAGCAGCAATACTCCTAGCGTTCATCATCACAGCCGAATAAACATACCCGTTAAGCAAACGCAAAGCAGCGGCTTGCTCTTGCGTAGACCGCTGCATGCCGTAGGTTGATTCTGGCCTAATTGTTGAACGGACATAATCCAGGCGATCCCGCTTCGCCTTAATTCCAAAAGCAGATTTCAAACCATCAAGCATTACAGCGATCTCCACATGCGTTCATCGTTGCCATTTCTTTCTCCTGCTGCTGCCCTGTCGGCTATGCGTACCCGAGGCTCGACACGGCTACCGTCGAAATGAACCACGGCATATCTCAACGCATCCATCGCGTGATCCATTTCTTTTTTCGGAGCATCTTTAAATCCACTTGAGCCGCCAAGCCATTCGTACGACTCAAATTCACGGATTGTGTTCTCGCATTTCGGGTCAACTGTAAGGCGAGGCATACCGTCGCCAGCACGCGCAAGGCGTTGCTGAACCTTTTGAATACCTGAGAACACGGTATTGTCAGCCGCAGCAACATCCAGGTTAGATTGATGCATGGCAGCCTTAAGTTTTGCAGCAGATGGGTCAAGTACGAATGTTTCTACCTCGTATCGGTTGGCAATATCTTTTGCAATTGAAATTACATCAACCTCCAGCATCTGCGATTTATAGAACTCCTCGACGATGTGCAATCGACCATCGCCATCCTGCCCCACAACCAGAAGTGCTGCCGGGTTGGTATACCCTTCATCCTGACCGACAATAATCCTCCGCCATTGTTCATCACGTTCACGGACATGCACAGACCTATCGAAGCGGTCATATACCAAACCTTCACCACCACGCCACTTGCCCTCAACGTACCGTTCGAAAGCAACACCTTCCAGGCTTTGCAAATCATCCAAGTATGCCTCCGGTAAAAAGAAATTATCTGGGCTTCTTGTTTGGATTGCTTTGCAATTTACAGCAGCCTGATGACCACCTGCAAGGCCAAATCTAATCGCCAAGAAATGAGACGGCGCTCCCGGGTTGCAAGCACCGTATAACTGCATGGTTAAATCACTCAGTTCAAGGCGGATTCGACCACGCAACATTGTCCAGTCACCCTCAACTAATTCGACTGCTTCATCTACTGCACAGCCAGAAAGGTTAAGCGAGCCAATTTTTTCATAATCATCTAACCCGAAATAATAAATCGTGCCTCCGCCAAGCAACCGAATAACTCGTTCGCTTTTATTATGTTCATACGTTCCCTTCGGCAATACAGGTGGCAAGTTGCCATCTTGTTCGAGCAAAGTACGCAGGGTAGTTGCTTTGAGGCTTACCAAATGTTTACGGGCTAGGCCTTCCCTAGCCCCTGGTCTACCGACCAAACGCTGAACAAGTTTTAAACATAACGCCCTGGTTTTCCCTGCACCAAATGCACCCGAGTACAGGACCTCACGTTCCTGGGCGCGGATAAAATTCAATTGTGCTGGAAGTAAATCAATCCGCATCTGATTTCTCAGGCGGTGTTGCCTCGGCAAACTCGATTGTTAATGGCCTTAGCCCTTCGCCAGTATGTTCTGTTTTGTCCCGCATACCGAGGTACTGTTTGCTCAGCCAGATAAGCATTTGCCTATCACCTTCTAATGCAGACTGGAACATGCTCCGACGCATTGACGCGTGGGCTTTGAGCCGCTCGCGTTCAATAATATCTCTGTAATCCTCGCGGGCGTACAACGACGATCGTGAACAGCCAAACCAAGCCGCAATCTCCTCAAAGGTACACTGCATGGCAGCAAGTTTGCGTAATTGGTCCTCGTCTAATTTTAACGGGGCAGGCATTAGGACAAACCTTCTTGGAGCGCATCGCTCGGAGTTGCACCGGCCTTTCCAGCGTGGAACGCTGGCGTGTCACTCGTATCACTTGATACGCGCTTGGGGTAAGGTTGTTGGTCTAAGTGTAATAACACCGAACTTTTCTTGTCAAGTTCAAGCGCATAACAATGTTTGGCACCAGTCCGGCGTTTAGGCAACGTTCGGTAGTCCTTAATCACACCTCGGTCACGGGCCATGCAAACGGATCGGCAGTGAGTCCATTTTCCGTTGTACCAGTACTCCCACGAGGTAGCGCCTTCGCCGAAATATTTAAACCCGCTGCCTTGGTAAATGCCGCCGTGGTGGCCTTGGCTGGTGTCTGCGTATGAGACACATACCTTTAAACCTGGGTTTGCTTTCTTGATCATTTTGAGGGATATGCGGATCATTTTTGATACAGGTGCTTCATGTCCACGTAAAGCAACCCGCGCCAGTTCTGTCATTTCTGTTTTCGAACATTTAAACCGTTTGCGGATGGTAGGAAATGGGCTGGTATAAATTAAGCAACCTCTAAACAGTCCATTTTCCCAGACGCCTATTTTCGATGTTTTGAAACATGGCATCTGCCTGGTGTAGTGCCAGTTTTCACATGCGTACTTTGCAGCCTTTGCACTGCACCAATCGAGCAGGAGTTTAGGCTGACCACTCATGTCCACACTCCGGGCAAACAATTTTCTTTTCTGCGTCTAGTTTGCTTTGTTCGTTCTCGCTTGCTGGTTCAAAATCTAAATTGATTAAGGTGTCAAGTTCCGCGAAGTCGAACCCAGTTGCTAGTTGCAAATCTTCGGGCAGGCCTTCCATTAATTGCCTCAGCGTCTCAGTTTCCCACTCGGCTAGTTCTGCGGTTTTGTTATCTGCAATACCGTAAGCGACGGCATCGGATTCTGTCAGGTTAGTTTGTGCTGCAGCAATCTTTGTCCAGCCGAGTTCTTTTGCCGCCTGCCATGTCCCGTTGCCTGCGATAATTGTTGTGCCATTGCCATGCAGGACGATGGGCTTTGTTTGCCCGAACCGAGCAAGGCTTGCTTTTATGGCGTCGATATTCCTTTGATCATGTTTGCGGGCATTTGCAGGATCAGGTGCCAGGCTATTGATATCTACTGCTAACTGTTCAAGCGATTCGTTGATGTTGGTCATGTTTTCCTCTTAGGTTAGTTCGGCCGATTATGAGACTGCAATTAACGAACCTGATTTAAGTTGGAACTCAACAGGCCCTAAAATATTTGCTGCGTTTGTAAACGTTAGGTCTTGTTCACCTAACAAAGCAAACATCTTGCCGTCGAACAAATCGGCATTCGTAATAATAAACGTATCGGTAGTTGCGGAGTTGCGTATGTCAAAGATCCCACCAAACATGGTCAACCGCCCAGTGACCTTGCCTGTTGTTGCGGCCTTAATTTTTGAACCAGCAAGCATCCTGGCGTTTGCAATATTTCCCGCTCCCGTTATTTCAACTTCTCCGTCGATATTTAAGTCATTTACGCCGGAACTGGTGACGACCGAACTACTGGCAGAACACCGAATTTCATCAAACCCTGCAACTGTAGCCAGCAAGTTGTCGTTTGTTATACCCGCAGGGGCTGTCACCTTATTGCCGTTGCCGGACACGATTAAACGGTTGCACTGCCCATCGAATATTTCATAATTAACACCCTGACCGTGAACCATCAACCGATTTAGTTTTCGAGTTTGAGAACCACCTACTTTTACACGGCTTGATCCGTTTACAATATGTATATCGCGGAACGAACCTCGGATGTTTATAGAAGATGTTGTGTTATCTATAACTAACCGTTCAGCCATAACTTTTAGTGGTGATGAACTTGTCCCGATATTTCCCGTGTACGACGAACCAACTCTAAATTCTTTCAGGCTGGTCGTTTGAACATCCGTGCCTGTTATATCAGTGCTTGAATTTACAACATAAACCGAACCACCGTTTACAGGTGCTGAGTTTGTCCAGTTCCGGGGATTGGTATATGTCGAATTAATATTGCCAGCCCAAATTGTCACAACCGGTGGAACGACTATGCCCAGGCTGCTACTGTTTCTATTTTTTATTACTGGCAAAGGCATCAGACAAGAATGAACGTATCTCCGTTAGCAGGTGCTTCAGTCGCAGCGTTAATGGTAAACTTGCCGCGCCCGCTAACTAGTGCGTAATCGGTGACAAGTTTTTGTTGTCCAGCCAGGTTGCCGGTGACGAACAAACAAATACGATCGTTGAAATGATCCGCAGTGGCTTCCGTTATATTTGTTTCGAATGCGGTAGTCGTTGGGGTGAATGAAGTGTTATCTACGGTTCCGATCGGACACGCATCCATCATCGCCTCAAGCCTATCGGCTGCAGCACTGTCGCCACTAATCTTTACGGCATCGACCGGCTGGTTGCTTGTCCCGTCTGTGTAATCGGACAAGTTAGTTGCACTACTTGTGCTGTTGTCGATACGTTTAACGTTTGCTGCAATAATGTTATTGCTGTTATCAATGGCGGCATCTAGGGCCGCCGCTGCCGATGCATCACCGTTAATTTGTTTGGTATTTACTTCCAATACACCGCTCGCTGAGGTCACATTTGCGTTGCCAATCTGGCTTACATCAACTTGCAATTTATCGTCATCAAGTACCAACGATTCGTAGGTCTGCGTTCTAAGTGTGACAAACGAACCCGTGTAAGGAACCATTACATCATCATCCTGCAGGACTAACACAGAGTTGCCCATGTGGTTTGTATTTGCTGCAGTAAGTTCAATCGAAAAAATACCATTCGAAATATGAGCAAGGTCGTTTGAACCACCCGAAGCAGTAAGGGTAAGTGTTGTCGCGGTCGTGCCATTAATTATTTTGCAAGTCACGTTGCCAGGCGTTAAGGCGGTCAAAGGTGCGCCCGTCATTCGATCTATCATCGGACCGATTGCAATTGTGGTGGCTTCGGCTTGTTCTAATACCCCAAGATCCTGCGTCACAACTTTCGGCGTACCTGTTCGCTTTTGGATTGAAAAGCGTCCCACAACTGCCCGAACACTTTGCGAATCTACTGTTGCAGCAACAACAATTGCATAATCGGAGTTTGCGGCATAATGCGAAGTGTCAGCCGAGGTATCAATTGTGACACGGTGAAGTCCTGTTTGCGAATCGACATCTACCGTGACGGTTGCAGCAATTTGCGAAGTGGTGTTATTTTTGTAAACGCGGGCAGTGGCACTTGTCATCGTGACAGCAGCACCGCTTTGGTTGTTTGTGGTGAAGTAGGCGTTAATTTGTTCGCCTGCTTGAAAATCGCCAATGTAAGTCATGTTAGAACCAGTCCATTTCCAAAGAGTTGCGGGCCTTCCCCGACTAAGGGACGAACACGAATTGTCGGTGCGAAATTTTTGTACGGATGATCGCTCGGCAAGTTGCCGCTTAATCCATATCGGTGTGCCAGGTACCCTTCGATTAATTGTCGATTCGTATCAGTGAGCGTTGCACCACCGACAAGCACTTCTGCGATGTCACCAACCATCGGCCCTGCACCGACTGCCCTCGAACCAATATCGAATACATCAGAATTTGAAATTGATGTGCTGTTCGTTGTTCCTGTCGTGGTACTTGCTGTGCCGTTAACGAACCCGTTGCACGTTGATGAGACCCTGGCTGCTGTCACAATTACGAACTCCGTCCGTGACCAATTGCCGTTGGACTGAGACGGGATGTTGCTAGTGCCGCCAAGGTTCATTTGCAACACACCCGCCGCCGTTGTTCTTAATCCAAATGACGTTGGCCCCTTTTCAAAATAATTCTGGGCGGCGGAGTTGTCCGTTGATTTGAAGACTGCCGCCATCCATATGTCGCCGGTTCCAACGTCGAGCGCAGCGATGTCGCCGTCGGTCAAGATGTCGTTCGTGCCGTCGAACCGGAGAACCGGCTGCGAGTTGAGTTCGTTTGTTTGAAAGGTTGGTTGCCTTCCAGACGAGAGTTGTGCAACGGTGTTCCCGTTGCCGCTCGAGTCGGTCCACGATCCAACACCAGACCCGTCACCTAATGACAACGAATCTGCTTTGTACCAAGCAGATAGAACACTGCCGCCGATGTCTGATGGTGTCCACAGGGCCATGTTATTTTTTGAAGATACGGTCTGTTAGGAGTCCGAGGAGTGGCCTGCCGATCCAGGCTCCGATGGCGAACGCAATGACATACCCCGACGCGACGGCGATGAAGGAAATAATTTGATCCATGTTCGAATCTCCTTGAAGTTGAGGGCCGCTACTGCTGCCGATATGCAAAGGCCCGTAATCATCGTAAATATAAAAATCTGCGATTCCAGCACCTTTGCTAAGACCGCCATTATTACTGTAAGCGAAATGCCGAGGGCTACTGGAATGTACCCCCTGTTGCCCCTCGTCACAAACAACAAGGCACCGCCGGTCAGGATTAGAATGGTGCCGCTGAACTTTAGCGGGCTTAGGGTGTGCGCAACTTCCACGTTCGGAGAATTTGCTGCTGCTTTGGCAAAAGGGAGCGACAGCCCACCTTCCTGAGTTGCCTGGCAACCGAGCATGAGGATTAAAATGAAATACCTCATGCCTCCGCCTTACCTTCGAGCCTAGCCACCCGTTGTTCAACCTCGTGCGTACGCGTCTCAATAAGTTGGACTGCGGCCTCCAGCCTATCTACTGCGCGCCGTAGTTCATCAATTGCAGCCTTTACTCGACCGGCCCCGAACACGACACCGAAAATAATGCTGGCAGGAGTTATTAGTTCTGTTATGAATCCTGATTCCATGCCTGCCCTGCAAGTACAGATACCAAGTCAGCCAAACGATCTAAGCGAACCATTACAGCCCAGTTGCAATCGTTATCCTGACGCATGAGAACCAACGGCACGCCGCCGTGGCTTTGTTGTTCATCGGCTGCATCTGTCTCAGCCTGCAACAAAAAGTCCAGCGACGCAATCCTTGCCCTACGCTTCACTTCGATATGCAAACCGTCTACACCAGTTAGGTCAGCAGACAAGGACCCATCTACCTGTGCTGTTCTCCTTACTGCCAGCCCAGTTGCCTTTTGCCATGCCTTGGCTGCTTCTTGTTCACCGCGTTTACCTTTTTGCTTAGAATTTGTCATGCTTTGATTTTATTTGTGTCCAATGCATCTTGCTTGTCGCAACTGGGTCGGCAACTAGCGGCCTGTTGTTGTTGCTTTTGCAAACGCAGTCCCAGCAAAAAGCACCGACTTTGTCCTTTGCTGATTTTTCGGGGAAGAATTTAGATACAGGCAAAGATTTCCTGCAACCCAGGCAAACACGGTTTACGGGCATTGGCCCCACTCCGCAAGTACCTTCACGATTGCGTTAAACCCATTATTTGTTTGCGGATGGTATTTAAATGATGCAACATCACCAAGCACTTGCAATAAATCTTGAAAGCCAACCATACCGTCCTCGTTTAGGTCTGACGGACAGGAGTTGTCAGGGTAGTAGCCGACCGAGTAGTACGACGGTTCGCATGGATGCCCATTGCCGCAAGCAAAGCGAACAACGCCACCAGACGCGAAATAATCGGGGCCAGTAAACCGAGCAATGTGAAATGATCCAGGCCACTTCTCGCTCTCCCAGTCCACATCAGTATTCCAGCGGATCAGGTCGCCGTAGTCATTCTGCGATGGAGATGAGCAGCAGCGTTGACCAACGATGGTCTCTCGGTGAGGCCAGAACTTCAACACAGGCGTATCTATCAAATCCTTGTGCTGCTGCTGTACCATCGGATATTTGTATTGCGGGTTAACCGAGCCATACTTTTTGCCTAGCGGACCATGTAAAATCCATGAGTCGCACCATGCGTATTCAAGGTCTACCAAGTCGCCGTACCTTGGGCAGCAGCCCTCCGGTCCTTCGAATATCCAGTTGATCGGCGTAAATTTTGCTCCGAGATACATATGCCGCTGATATGGGTTCGCTTGAACACAGTCCCAATAAGCACCTGGGGCAGGGCATTCGATCCCGGTATCCTCTTGCCAATAATCTATACATTCTTGGCAGTTGTCTAAGAACGGGTAGTTATTTTCATTATGGTTTTTAAACAAGGTACCCTCAATTGCCCAACCAAACGATCGTGTTGGCGATTCGCTACCTCGGGTACTCCCGATCATGTACGGTCGCCTTGGTTCGCCGTTCGGGTATGAAAAGTCTGGATCAAATCCGGTTTGAATATAAACATCAAACGTGCGGCCAAAAGGCGTTAAGCGACCAAGGTCGTCAATCCACATTTCGACGGCATCCGGGTCCGATGGCGGTCCGCTTTGGGCAACAAGCAATGCAAGCAGGCTTTTAATCATCATCGTCATCGTCCTCGTCTGCATCAAACTCAATTAACGAATCTAAGTCCGGCGGGTTTAGGTTATCCCAATCGTTCCACAGTGTGAGTTTGGCTTGCTCAACCGCACCGAGTACCTCGTGCAATGACATATCCCACTCGACGCCCATATACCTGCAAACTTTAAGAACGGTCATTTGCAACTTGATACTCGGATGGGTAGCCACGGTTTATATCTCCTGAAAGCGGACAAGTTCCGCGTCCCAATTTTTTGAACAAAGCCTATTCGGCCTTTCCGTTTTCGTCTCCGCGATGAGGCACGCAGCACCCCATGCAGAGGTATCCATACGGTTTGCCCAGTCCGGCGTAAGCGGCCCAAGCGTACCAACGTTTGCATACCAGTAAGGCAAAGGTACTTTCCTGGTTCGTAGGCATTGGGTCGGTGGGACTGGTCTATGGGTGTGACCACGAACAAACAAGCGATGAGAATGACCACCTGTGATGTTATTAAACTGCAACGACTCCAACTCGTCCGATGTTTGCCCGGCATCGAACCCGTGAAAAAATACGACTTGCCCGATCTGTACCTGCCCACGGTTATTTTTTGCATACGGGTATTGCGTCCAGTTTGAGAACTCAGGCCACCGAGAATCGCGGCCTATTTCGATCATGTCCCGTAGGGCTTTTGGTATCCGCCTCGGGTCACGCTTGAAAATGTTGTCATCGTGGTTGCCGTTCATCCATATCAACCGACATGATCCTGGCAGGGCTTCCCGTATTGACCTCAAAAAATTGCTGGCGTGTTCAAACTCATCGGCTAGCGTATGGTCATGTTCGTCTGCATGAACGCTTGCTGCTGCGGCTTCGAGAAGGTCCCCGCAGTGAACAAAATGGGTGAGGGTGTCCCCTACATCGTCTAATAAATCCATAAGCCTGGCATGGGCTACCTGGCTCGTGAATGGCGAGTGGCTGCATGAGATGGCTGCGATGCGGGCCGTATCCACATTTGTCTATCGGCAGATGCAGCCAACACCTCTATACGCGCGCGCGTGCGGGCGCAAAGTGTCCGAATAGAATAAAAAACAAACCCGCAGGACAGAACTACGGGCTTGTCTGCTCACTTGATCGGAGGCAAGGAGCAAGGAACTGAAATGTCGCCTCACCGCACTGCGGGTCTTATTTGAGGCAAACACCCCATCCGCACTCTCGGACGAATGAGGCTGGCGAGTAGTCCATCCACGCGCCGCAACAGAAAGAACGCCGCCGCTGGTCGCCTGAACAACGACGGCTGGAGGGTGTCAGCGATTGTACACCTTTGCTGTCTCACCGCAAACAGCCTTAAGCAAGTTTAAACGTTCCTCAATTGAAAAGTTGTTCCTGTAATACCTATACATCCAAATACCATCTTCCCTGGATATGCCCAGGTATGCCGACGCTTGGGATACACCGTACCGATCGCAACAGGTACCAAAGAACCGAATGGCCTTGGCATACCTCACCTTGAATCGGCATGGGCTTACGTTGCCAATATTTGATAAACGGCTTACCGGTGTCCTGGGTAGCCAGTAATTATACAGGGCATCCATTTCCGCTAACTTGGTTCGTAATGGTGATTTGGGCTTCCTCATAATTCAAACAACGTTTCTCGGATGATGGGTCGGTACAGGTTTGCTTTCCTGCCGTATCTGGTCATCCCGTATTTACCAGACTTTTCAACTAACCCCTTTTTTACCAAGTAGTTAAATGTCGCCGAACAGGATTGATGGCTCATGCCCAGATCCCACTCGGCTTGATCGCATGTCACTAAGCCCTGGTCTACAATATATTTAAGAACAACGGCTGCCACCGAATCAGACCGTAGGGCATATGCCTCATCGCTGCATTCGTCTTTTGCTTTCCGTTGTTTACCTTTGCCTCTGCCAACTGTCATGATCTACCGAACTCCTTTTTAATTGATGCCCTGAGGTAGGCTTGGGCATTGTCCGCCGTCTTCATTTGCTTGTCCAGGTGCCGGAGCCAGTCGCGTCCTTTTGCTGGGCCGTGAAGCCCCTCTAACAGCCTCGGCAGTACCATCGAGGTGGTGGGGCTTAAGCCGTTTGCAACGCCCCAGCGGGCCACCTCGACCTTGTATGGCTGAGCCTCAGGGTCGAGACCATCTATCTTCAAACTCAAATCATCCTCTGTCATAGACAAGTCTTGATGAGGATCTTTCTTTCTTTGATTCTTTCTTTCTTTCTTTGGTATATGGGTTTGCACTGCTTCAGCATCTGCGTTAGCATCTTCCTGTTTACTCCACCTGGTTTGGGCTGCCCTGCGGCCTTTTGCAACCCGTTCGGCTGCAGCGTCCATTTCGGCCCTCATCCGTTCGTTGTATAAACCTCCAGTCGAATCATCGACCCGAAATTTGTCACGGATGGCTTTCCATGTCTCGACGCTCATGCCATCTGCTAACCGGCTTAAGCGGTCAAAATCATCCGGTAGGCCACCAGACTGTGCTTGCCAACAAAGCAGGCGGATATACGCACCGACTTCTTCGTTCGATAGATGAGCCGTGCCGGCCATAAATGCACCGGGGTACCATTTCACAAAAGCAAAATTCATCTTTCCACCTTTCCGAATTCGGCTTTGGCGGCCTCAATTACAACGTCGATAATTGCGTCAAGGAGTTGTTCAATTTCAAGCAAGTCCTGGTCGTGTCCAGTTCCTTTCAGGTCGATAGCGCTTTCTTTTATTTGTCTGCACTTGCCAACTATGGCAAGCAGTTCAACGGTATCAATATGGATAGTTGTCATTTTTTCAGTTCCTTCGGATCGACATATTTGTCGAAGTGATCAAGTATTACCTGGTCTAACATTTCCCTCGGCACAAACATTAGTTGATGGGCTTTCGGCAAAAGCGTTAGTCGAATCATTATGCGGTCAGTTCCCCGATAATTTGTAAATCGAGAACGGTGTCCGCATAGACGGCACTCCGCCAAGTCACCTCCTATTTCTTGGTAGTCGTGAATACATTCTTCCTGCCTTAGGACTGTCTCCTTTGCTTCCGAAATGTCCTCTTTGTAAAAGGTGTCGTCCCTCGGGTCGGCAGGTCCTTGAATTGGTAAGTTCATAATCAGTTCCTCTCATTTAGGCCAAAGACCACCGCCCGATGCGGTGGCCTCTAACAGTTGTATTAAAATGGAATGTCTGCATCGTCGATTGATTCGCGTTTGCCGTCCATGTTCAAGTTCGGTTCATCTTCCGTCTCAAACACTTCTGTGACTTCGATGTTGAAATATTTTTTGCCGTCTTTGTCCTGCTTAACCCAGGCAGCAAGTTTCAGAGGCCTGCCCTCGATGTCTAGCGGTCCACTGTACGGCGGGCGTTTGTTAATTACTTCGCCATTGTTATGCAGCGAACCATTTCCAACTTTGATAAATTTTTTCATGCTGTTTCCTTCACTCGTTTAAGCCAAGCCTCAAGCGTGACTACGGGGACATCTTCTAACTTACTTGCTTTATATTTCGGCAAGGTGTCGATCAATTTTTTCATTTGTTCTTCGGTTGCCCGGTCCTCAATTTCAACTGCTAAGGCAACCGCTTTTTGTTCGTCGTGTTTATATCCCGAATCGTCCCGGGTATCGACTTCCAATCCGTCAACTCTCGGCAGCATCAGGATATCCCTAAGCCAGTATGAAAATGCAGTAGTTAGTGCAGAACTAACGGCCTTGTCTAACGGCCTGCCGTTGCCAGGGATAGCGGGATAGGCTACCTCCGCCGTAATAACGTCTACATCTTCGTCACCGTCGGCAAGGGCAACACAAAAGTAGTTATTTACCAAACAGCCGTAGTCTGTACTTTCGATAGACCAGGATCTTCGGTATGCAACTAAGCCTGCATCGTGGAGTGCCTTACGGCTTGCCTTAAGCATGTCCTCGGCACTGGTGTAGTTGTAGCCGTGGTATTGGTTTTGAGAACCTTTCCCGACACCGTCCAATGATTGTTGTGCGGTTTTCAAAGCCTCCCACACGTTGGCTTTCCTCTCAGTTGTCATGGCTTACGCCTCCTTTGTAATAATGTTGAACTCTGATTTAGAACCGTCTTTCAATGCAGCCCATTCTTTAATAATCGCTGCTGCAATTTGCCTGCCGCCTCTGTAATTGATGCCTCGGCGTTCAGCCTCATCTATTACGATGCGAATGGCTGCATCGTCGTTAATTTGAATCGTTAACGGAAAATCTTTCATTTGCTTTCCTTTCTTCGTTCTTGTCGTACGCGGTGACGAATTCTGCCGCCATATCTGCGGCACTTCTAATATTTGTTGTACTGCCGATCCGAATATATTCACCCTCAAGTCGGTCGCGGACAATCCACATATCTCCGGTTTTTTCTAAGACGATACGGTGAGGGGCTTTCATCGGGTCAACTCCTTGATTGCCTTTTGTACTTTCGACCAGTACCGGTCCAGGTTTTTCTTTTTCGTGCCAGTTGCCCTAAGTGCGTTCGGGCCTCCGTTATGCAATCGGGCCATAGCCTCATCCTTACTCATCCCGTTAGGGATACGGTACGGCTTGGCGTATCGGTCCATATATGCCCGGAAGCAAACGACGCTGGTGTTGATATCGAATACTGCTTGAGGCCATTTTCCATCGAGCCTACTGTCTACGAAATACAACTTGCCGATTTGAAATGGTCCGGCACTGGTATTGTTGTCGCCCCAAATCTCACCATGCCTTGACCCTGTTTCAACTTGCCATATGGCACGTTCCAAGGTGGTCATTTCGATCGAAGCCTGGTTCGTTTGTACGTTCACGTTAACGTCGAATAGGGCATATTCAAGCGGTGACAAATGGACACCAAGCCCTGCTGTTGCAATAAATGTTGCGATCATTTTTAATCCTCCATGAATTCGGCCTTGCGGGAAAGCCGTTTGTTTTCAGGGGTTTGCCCTGTTGTCTCGTTGTATTGCCTGCACATTTCGCGGGCGTCTTCGATCGTTTGGCATGTTCCGATTGTTGTCATGCGGCCCATACACGGCTCCAAACCATCGGGCCAATCAGGATTCTCACGCCACCATGTCCTGGTAAATACTTTGTATCGTGCCATTTATACCTCCTTAAAATCTGCGGCTTCGATAACCAAATCGCCTATCGTGTCGAAGAATGCGCCATCGAATTTAAATACGACTTCAGGGACGATTTGCCCGTTTTCGAGGGTAGGGTCGATACCTTCCACGATGTATAAATCCCTGCCCGTGTCCAAGGTCACTTCAACAACACGGTATGGCGTTGCACAATTTGATGTTTTGATTTGCAACGTGGCAAACCCTGGACCTTTCTTTTGTGACATACGCAGGTTGTGGGCACCTACGCAGGCCATGGCATTCCAGCCGATTTGTTTATGCATCGTGTCGCATATATGTTTCAATTCATCTTCTGTGAAGTAAACATCAGGCATTCGCATGTCCCTCCAGTTTTTCAATTTCTTGTTCTATGTATGTCAGCAGGTCAACTAAGGGCTTGATAATTTTGTTGCCCCTGTCGCTGATGCGGTGTTCGGATTCGATCCAGTATTTGGATTCTGCCTGCAAAATGCGCGAATCTAAATCACCGGCCCATTGGCATAGCCTGTGTAATTTATCGTCGTTCATTTTTTACTGTCCTCAATAAGGACATCAAGGGCAAAAATTTCTTCCGCGATATCGGTGATGACATCCCAGTGAGCCGCCGAAAATGCGTACGAACCTTCAGGGGCTAAAATTTCGTCGATCAGTTTTCTGACCGTCATTTCACGTTCTTGTTCAAGTGTTTGCATTTCAATTCCTTTTTGTTCGGCAGAATCGCCGGATGCCCACCCCGCAGGGTGAGCGACCGGCGGCTGTGCTTATCGCCCCTCTGTATCAAGGCCAAGAGCAGCATCTTTACTGTGGGCAAAAGATTCGTTGGCCGCTTCGACTTCCTCATCTGTCATCATTGGAGGAGGGTCAACCCGGATCGGTGAACAGGTAAACCCAAACGGGGAGAGGTCGATTTCACCTAACTCATGAAGGGTAGATGAGGCTTCGTATCGGTTTGCCTTAGGGGTATCTAGTCCATCCTCAAGGTCGATGCAGTAATTGAAAAGAGATTTTGAGGCCTTGCGATATTCACGGGCGGCATACGTTAAGCGGGAAATTTGATACTGCGCTTTAGCAAGTTCGGCTTGCAAAGCAGCGATTTTTCGATCTGTGCAATTCATAACAGTTCCTTCCTGGGCCTAAATGACCCGTCTATTTATTATACAATGTAATCCGTTCAATAACGGAGGAGGATTAAATAATTCTCCACATTTTCTGGCAAATCTACCGATGATCATTTAATGCGGTTTATGGGTTTTGAAAATGCCGAGACCTATTTGGCATACGACAACCTGGCAAAATTTGCCCGGGTCTATGCCGCAGAACGTGTATTGGAGAACCAGCATAAATCTAACGCCGATGCGGTTGAGGGTATGCGGCAGGCCATATCAGATTCGATGTGGCGTGTATGCAGGCACGCATCCGGACGCGAGCCGCAGGGTATTGAGATGCTGGCGATGTCCCTGCTTGAATATTCGGTTAGCCAAATCTCACACGGTGAATTGCTGGTTGCACTGCACTGGCATTTCGCAGGGCAAAAGCCTGGCGAACAGTTGCGGTTATTCGACTAGGAAATAGTGACAGTTGAACCAATAGGAAATGTTGCCAGCCCACCCTGCAGGCTAACGCCATTTGTATATGTCACGTTATCTAGTGAACCGTCACCTCGAATTTCACCGCCACGGTAAACAGTTGCATTCGTTAATGTAAATCCAGCGGTCTCATTTGCTCTGTGGTCAAACGTGCCGTTGTAAACTTCTAAGTTTGTAATTGTTCCGCTGCTCAGGTGTTCAAACGAACCAAGTCCGTCACATTCAACATTTGTAAATGCAGCAGTGCCGCTAGAAGTGATCGTTCCACCCAGGGCGTTTGCAGTCGTGCAGGTTGATGCAACAAGCACCTGCCCGCTTGTGCAGTTTATGGTTGCCAGTGATGAAACACCTGATTTAATATCGACTGTACCCGTTTGCAAACCGTTCATGTTTACTGTTGTTAAGGATGCAGATGAACCAATCGTGACAGTGCTTTGCAACCTGGTGCAGGTGAGGGTTGTGATTGCCGTTGATGCGTTATCTTTGAAATTCAGGAAGTTGCCTACAGATGCCCCTCCTAAAATACGCACGTTAGTCCACGTCCCTGTCAGATAATGACCACGGGAAGATGCAGCAAACTCCAGCACAGGCCCATCCAAATCAAGGTAGGTAGTACTTGATCCAAGCACACCTGTAAACCCAGAACCAACACGCAACGTGATTCCAGTAAGCCCAGTAGCCGCACCACCGATCGTGTCGCTGCTGCTGTTGATAATTAAGGTATCGTCATTTGACGGTGCAGTGCCACCCCAATTGGCTGCGGTCATAAATGTTTTTGTAGTGGCAGATTCACCGCCTGTCCATGTCAATGTCGCCATTTGATTTCGCCTTTCCGCAGCCGCAAGGTTTTTTATTTATCGGCTTTCTTACCTGTTTTCTTAGAGGAGCAGGTTTAGGTTTTTTCTTAGGTATGAAAGACCATAGCCTATTTAAAAAATTTTGCCGCTTCGTGCAATCACAATTTTTCCATTTGAGATGCCTTACTGGCGTGGTGTTAATTGTTAGTGCAACCAGGTCACCTAAACCAGTAAGTCTATTTGTGCCAGCCATTACGCAATCCAAGCAATGATTTTCGCCAAGCGGCCTTTCGAGCAGGCATTTATTATTTTGTAAATAAGGACAAGTCATGGTATTGAAATTTGCGGCACGGATACTGCCCTATCGTCACCCTTCACGTTTGCGTCGGTACTAAAAGCAAATACATCAATCCATCCCGGTGTCCGCTGAATAAATCCACTGCTTCCTGCACCAAGTCGGAAGCCACTCCATGCTTGCCGACGCTCATAATTAATAACCGAGTAGTTCGCTTCGGCACAGCCACAATTAAATGGCGGTCCAAATTCGTTTGAAAAGTTAGTCGAAAATTCTCGGGGACCACCAGGGTCAGTTTCGTCGAATGCTGTATTCGGGTTAGGGTCCATGTCGCCAGCAGCAGATGTTCCATTTCCGAAATTAAGGAAGCCAATATTTGCGAGCGAACCACCTCCTTGTGTCAGGTTTTTTAAGAACGCAGCGTCACCCTCAGTGAACACCTGATAATTGCCGGGGAAGTTATCTGTTGATGATAAATAGACTCCATAAGCCTCTTCGCCTGTGATCACTGAAACAAGCACTGATGAAACGAACAAATTGTTGCGTAATGGATTTCCTTCATCAACAAATCTGCGCCCGACACCGTAAGCAGTCGTTGAACCCATCGAACCGTAGGCATAATACTGGGCAAGTGTCTGACTGCCGTGGCAAAATTCAGTTGCAGAACAATCACCATTAGTTCCTAGTTCATCGCAACCCTGACTGCCAGCGGCTGGAAATGTTTGCACCTTTGTTGGTATTGGAACATTCCACGATCCGTCTGGGCTTATGAACCGTCTGGACACGATAAATGGTAAACCGCTTGTGTCGTTAGGTTCAGGAAATGCAGAAGCAAAATATGTACGGGCAGGCCATGTTGCGTTATCGTTTGCCCTTATCGTGTCGCAACCACCATCTCGAACTGCGCTGTTGCCCCATCCACCAGATGCGGTATTTGCACCAACTTGATCAGGATAAATTTCTTGATAATCATAAACTACTCGCCAACTGTTAGGGTCGCTAACTAAGCCGCCGCTGTAAAATGCACCCACGACGTCACTCGGTATGCAATGTAAAATCGGGCTGTATTTGTAAGGCACGCAGTCGTATTCTGCGAATGGCCTTTCGTTGTTAAATATATGCACACCGTCTACATCTACAAATGTGGTAAAAGGGTCACCACCAGTGGCCGTGTTTTGATTAGACCTAAACACAATACGATGTTCGTCAAGGTTTAACCATTCTTCTTCAGTTAGAAATGGTCTTTTGCCATCAACCCCGCCAGCAACAGTGTCAAGCGTAAAGCAGTTGCGGTGCCACATACTGTACGCGACCCTGTTTGCCGCAATACTACCACCACCAGTAAACTCCATAAAATGCGATCCGGTTACCCATTCTGCATGGTCGTTGACTTCGTTGGAGTTCACTAATGTCCTACATACGAATCTTTGGTTATCTCCGGGCGTATACATGCCCACGAAACTTGCGTTTTCAGCAGAGCGAGGGCCACAGTCGGTCATGAACTTAGTGCTGGTGTCACCTATTCGAATTACGCGTATTTCTTCTTCGTCACCAGACAAGAAGCGTTGACGAATTACAACATCGTTTTCATTTTGCTTTTCTTTTTCTGATGGGCAAGTGCCGTTATATCTAACCCAGAATGAAATATTATCAGGGGTAAGTTCGTGCGACGCTGCCATAAATTTACTCGGCAACATTACTGGTTTTATTTTTACAAATCGCGGTCCAGGTTCACATGGCCCGCCAGGACAACAACACTTCTTGCTGTGGTAGAACGGCATTACGGTAGTTCGCAAGGCCCATCGAAATTAGGTGAAGCCGTAAATGCATACGCCGCACCTAAATCGTCATCCGGGTTTGCTTCGTCGGGATCAAATATTTGAGCCGTATACATTCGAACTGTAGGCCCTATGCCATTTGTGAAAAAATCGCTGTCGCTGGTTCCGACAGTAAGGTTGCCGTTTTGGTCAACAATTTCCTCGTTGCTTGTTATGTAAGGCATTTGCCGGAGGCCTGTTTCTTTGATCCGGTCTACATTAATACCGAGGTACGTTTGCGGTTGTCCTTCCCGTCGTATCTCGGCAAGGTTGATCGCTGGTGCAAAATTTTCATCGTCAGGCTGACCAGATGATAAACCGCCACCGCTCCACATATATTTAAATCGTCGGATGCGTGTTTCTTCTTCGGTTCCAGTATTATTAACCCATGCAAATCCAGTAATTGTTGCCCAAAAAGATGGAAATACTTTGAAGCCCCGCAACTGGTCGCCAAAGTTATTACGTTCGGCAAAAGCAATAGCCTCACCCATACGGTCAAACAATTCAGGAGTGAACTTGTTTAGCCCTACTGTTATGTTTGGTATGTCACCCACGGAGGTTAATTCCTAATAGCCTAAAATCACGCAACACAGGATATGGCTGGACCCAATAAACAGGAAACGCCCTATTTTGAAATATGCCAGCCGAAGTTTGAATTTGTTTGCCGAATGGTCCTACTCCAGGTTGCGGAGCCTGTTCTTGGTGCTTTGCTTGGTCAAATTCAAACGAATGTGAAATTTCATACAGCGTATCCCGCACCCGACGGCTAGTTGCTCCGACATAAAGCAACTTGCCTTTGCCAGCACCTAAGAAATTATTATTGTTCCTTGTGCCTACAAAATATTGCAACTCCGACAAATAATTTGTAGGGACTCCAATATTTACATTCCGCATCATCGTGATTTGCAATTGTGGTTTTACAATCATCGTTGTGCGTTCTATTTCGCCAAATGTATCCATCGGCGTGCCACCAATATCTACACCAGAGCCGTCTGTTGTGAAAGGTTCAGCATCTGCATTTGCGTTAACCCGCCACAGTTTTTCAAACTTGCCTCGGAAATTAAGTTGAACAGTTTGTTGGTAGACTGGCCCATCGTCACCGATATCTGGCCCCGACGGGTCGAATTGATTTACCGTGTAGTTAACAGTAACACGGAACACACCTGGGTGATTAGGTACCCGTCTTACAGATATGCTTGTGCATCGAAGTAAGGAATTTTCGGGGTGCGTATCTCCGAACGATATACCAACTGCGAATGTTGCGTTGCCTGGGACAAACGAACTATCAGCAGAACCATCATCATTTGTCGCAACAACATTGAAAATTCTTGTTCCTGTGCTGCTTACGATGTCCCTGTTAGAGGTCCTTGCGCCCGAGTCTTGTGTTTCGGATATTTCAACTGGCATTAGGTAAACGCTCCACTTTGTCCACTATCTCTAATTTCTATAAGAACATCTCGGATCAAATCAAGAATACGGTTTCGGTCGGTGTCTCGTTTTTCCATATCGTCGAGTTTTGATAATTGATCTTCTTGAACTTTCAAAGTTGGGCTTGAACTTGTCACCTCAGATGGTATTGCAGCAGGCAAGCCAATATTTTGTTTGCCGTCCATGAATGGAATAGTTGTCTCAAATCCAGCGATAGTTGTATCGAACGACTGCTTAGTCGCATCTTGAATCTTTTTCTGCAATTCTTGTTGCTTCTTAGCGGATTCTTCTGCGGCCTTGACTGCTGCATCGGCTTTTTCTTTTTCGAGGGCCTCTGCTTCTTCTTTGCGTTTTTGTGCGAGTTCAACTTCCCTTTGCTGTTGTTTAGCCTCGAACTGTTGCTGCAACCTATCAATTGAATTAAGCCTCTCGCGCTCAATACCTAAAATTTCCTCTTCCGCTGCTCCGCTTTCTTTTGCAAGTTCAATCCTTGCAGCGAACAACTCATTTACTTTCTCCGA